TTAGTAAGTCAAATTTGTGAATGAGCTAAGAGGAATATATAAATTGGATGAGCCGAGGAGGTTAAATAATTAAAATTGTGAATGAGCTAAGAGGAATATATAAATTGGATGAGCCGAGGAGGTTAAAATAATGAAATTACTAATGAAAATATAAATTGAACGTGAAAGCAAAAATAAATAATTTAAAAGTGAATATATAATGTTATTTGTAATATTTTTTGTAGACTACAATAAAAGCTACAATTTTATGTAATATTTTTTGTAGGCTACAAAAAATGCTACAATATACGTGTAATATTTATAGTGAGTAATAAAAATATTACAAAATTATATAAAAAAATGTGAATATGAATATATATAATGAGTATAAAATCAAAGGTTCAAGAAGAGTTAATAGAATTGAAAACAACAAATAGGAAGATATTAGAGTTTTATAATAAACATAAGAATATAGATTTTGTTCAAATGAATGAAATAATGGTAGATTTATTTGAGAAAGTGATAATAAATATAAATGGAGAATTGACAAGTAGTTTAACAAAAGAGTTGATAGAAACGATGCAGAATATTGGAAAAGAAATGACAACAATGAAAGATACCGTAGATAAATCGAATAAAGAAGTTATAAATAGTATATTATTAAAGATGTATGAACAGAAAAGAGAATTTATGGATGATATTAAATTAATAATAGATAAGAGTGACAATGAGAATTTATTAAAAATAATAGATAAAATGGATAAAGAACAACAGAAAATAATAAATGAGATAATACCGAAATCGAATACTGAATATTATAGAAACTATGAATTATTATTAAGAGAATTTAAAGAAGAAATTAAAAATACTGATCAGATAAATATAATCGAGAATAAACATAGTGAGATGCTAAGGAATATAGAATTATCACTATTAAATAATGCACATAAAAGCGAAGAGAGATTACAGAATAATATAAATGAGATAAAAACAATAAATATAATAAATTCGGAGATTCAAAAGGAGACAAATACAAACCTAACAACATATCTAAATAAATTTAATAATTCATCACTCAAAGGACAGATTGCGGAGAATAATGTAGAGGAATTATTATGCAGTATGTATAAATCATCAGAAATAATAAGAAAATCTAAAGAATCAAAAACAGGAGATATGATATTAAAACGCGTGAATATGGAACCTATATTATTTGAAGTTAAAGATTTTAAACTTAATGTACCAATAATTGATATTGATAAATTTATAAGAGATGTGAATGAATGTAATATGTCAGGTATTATGCTATCAATTTCATCAGGTATTGCAAATAAACATAATTATCAAATAGATATTACAAAGGATAATAATATATGTATTTATATTCATAATGTTGAATATGATATTGAAAAGATTAGACTAGCGGTTGATATAATTGATAATTTAGGAAGTAAATTAAAAGAAAATAAAAAAAATATTACAATTACAACTGAAATAATAGAACAAATTAATAATGATTATCAAACATTTTTATTAAAACGTGATTTAACATTAAATCATATTAAGGAATCTACAAAGAAAACGATTCAATATATAGAAGAATTAGAACTTAAAAATTTAAATAATTATTTATCATCAAAGTTCTCATTCAAAAATAGTAGCACACTAAAATGTAATTTATGTAATAATTTTATTGGAACCAACTTAAAATCAATAGCTGCACATAAAAGGAAATGTAAAGGAAATAAAACAACAGATGATATATCATCAGATGATATATCAACGGATAGTTTACCAAATGATATATTGACTGATAGTTTACCAAATGATATATTGACTGATAGTTTACCGAATGATATGTCTGTGGATATATCTACTGATGTACCAAAGGAAAAGAAAATTAAATCTAAAAATAAAAAATAAATATTATTACAGAGAATTTCTTTAAATAGTTAATAAGAATTTTTCTGATTTTCCTTTAAAACTAATGGGAAAACAAATTAATTTATAATTATATATATTATGGAATCAGGGAATAATATTTCTAAAGAAATATCACGCATTGGAATGACATTAGAAGGACCATGTTTGCCATGGTGTTTTACACATAACAGAATCAGCTATGTTATGTTTGGTATTATAATTGGTGTAATAGGATATCATTTATTTATAAAATACGAAAACAAAAAACAAAAATTATTATAAATATAAAAATAAATATTTATAAAAATTATTATAAATTTAAAAAAAAATTTCGCGTGCGACATTTTACACATGTTTAAACTATTATTAAATTGTAAAAGAGTCCTAAAAACTTATTTCTATCTATATATATATCGTTTATGGAACATAGATGTAAAGTGTGTGAGAAAGTGTATGCGTCATACCAGAGTCTATGGAATCACAACCGTAATATACATACATGCGAAGTCATCCAAAGTAATCCAATGGTAATCCAAAAGTCATCCAAAAGTAATCCAATAATAAATAATGATACACTTACTAGTTCTACTAATAATATTATGTGTAAATATTGCAATAAAATATTTAAATATAAACAAGGTAAATGGAAACATGAACAAAAATGTTGTAAAAAATATGAAGATAATTTATATAAACAACAGATTGAAAAATTAACAGATGACCTTGAAAAATTAAAACATAAAATTAAAAAAAAATCTACTAATAAAATTATTAATTATAATACCATAAATAATAATAAATTAACTAATATCAATAATATTGGTACTGAAAAAATTACTGATTTAACACGCGATGAAAAGAAATATATTATGTCTCACGGTATGAATTCTATTATTTCTTTGGCAGAACACCTTAATTTTAATGAAAGACTTCCACAGAATCATAATTTTTATGTTAGTGCATTAAATGATAAACACTTAAATGCCATTGATAATAACACACATACAATTGTTAAACAACGGAAAAAAGAGATATTTGATCAAATATTAGTAGCACATATTGATAAACTAGAAAAAATTAACACTAATATTAATTATAAAGATTTTAGTAATGTACTAACAAAACTAAAAAATTTTATATTCCTGAAACAAGGGAAAAAAGAATACTTTAGCCAGTTAAATATGTTGGCATATAATAAAAAAAATTTAATTATTAAAACATGGGATGAATTAGTGAATGATGATAGTGTATCACCAAATGATATAGCGGAAACATTTCAAAAGAGAATTACAGAGATTACAAATACAGTTGAATCTGACTCTGACAGTGATTCAGATTCTAATAGTGATAGTGATTCAGATAGTGATAGTGAATTTTGGTTTTCTAATAAAAATTAAAGTTGTTTTACTTTTAAACATATTCTATTCTAATTGGTACATATGCTTGATTAAAATCATATCTTTCTACCATGTCATTAAATTCATCAATAGATAAATTGCGAGATGTCCATTTGCCTTTAATTATTGTCGTGAATGCTCTTGCTATGATACGATAAAAATTTCCAGGTTCTTTATATGTATCACTATGGTAAGCATATGGATTACCTTCAACAGGTATATATATATGAGTGGTATATTGTGCGGCATCATCTTTTGTATGTTTTTTCCAGAAATTTGGAAATATACAATTTTGTGTATCTGAGAAATTAAAGTTAACAATAATTTCTCCATTTTCAATTTTTTTAATTAGTTTATCATCAAACTGTAAATGATATGATGATATTTTAATTGGTTCTTTTATTGTCACTAAATGCCCTTTTATTTGTGATTTATTATCAACAACAGGCATTGCATCACCTACTTGTTTCCATTCTTCTTTAATCGGTGTATGTGCATCTGTTTGCGGTGGTAATAGTGATTTATCATGGTGTGATTTTTTGTATAATTCAACAAGGATTTCAATTAAATAATCAAATAGTTTCTTATTAGCAGTTCCACCAATTAAATTTTTTAAACCTATATATTTATTTTTATATTTTATATATTTATTATAATGATACATACTTATAAGTATAAAATAATAATATAGACATATAATTCTTTGTTCTTATATATGGTGGATTTCCTATTATTGTTTTATATAATTTATCTATTTTTTGTATCATAAAATCTCCAAATATTATTTTACTTTTATCAATATTATTTAATATTTTTATTTCTGTATCTATTTCATACATATCAAATGTTATATTCGTATTTTGTTCTAATATATATGATACTAAATCACCTTGACCTATTGAAGGTTCTAAAATATTCTCAGGATTATTTAAAATAAAACTATGCACAATTTTTTTTAATTCAATATCAGTTGTAAAATATTGTCCTAAATTATGAATTATTTTTTTATTTTTATTTATACTATTTATATTATTAATATTATTTATTTTACTTTCAATTTTTTTTTATTTAATGCCATTTATAATAAAATAAAAAGTATTCTATATAATATTTTTATATTTTTATATAATATATAATATATAATATATAATATATGAAATTTATTTTTGTAGATTCATATAATTTAGTATGGAATGGAGAAACTGCTAGATTTAATAATGGTATTTCAGGTTCTCATGCAGGACATTTATATTTAGCAGAAGGACTTGCTAAAATTGAAAATAATTATGTTGAATTAGTTTCAACAAATAATAATATAATTGAAAATACATATTTAGGAGTTAAATATACAAATATTAGTAATTTTAAACAAACAGAGTGTGATTACATAATAATAATGAATACTTTAAACTCATTAACAATTTTAAATAAAATAAAGTCGTATAATAAAATTATTATTATAATGCAAAATAATTTATGTGATAATTTTAGTATGCTTTTTACTATTGATAAAAGGAGAATATTAATTGGATATAATTCAGAATTTACTAAAACAAATGTTTTAATATCTCAACCATTTTTAAAGGAATATGATCATATTTTATTATATAATTCTTTTGATTTAAATGATATTTCAAATATACAATTAGATATAAATAGTAAAGATAATACATTATGTTATTTTGCATGTATTGAAAGAGGATATAAGATGGTGATTAAAATATTAAATCAATTAGATAATTATAAATTGTTAATACAAACATATAATAATATACAAACATATGATTTATCAACTAATAAAAATAGTATCGTTGTTATTGAAAATTCATCAAAATATTTAGTTTTAGAAAATGTATCAAAAAGCAAATATTTTGTTTATCCTTTAATTAATTTAGATAATAATATGATTCATTATGATACTTTTGGATATGTTGTTTTAGAAGCATTATTATTAGGAACTATAGTAATAGCACCTAAAATAAAAGTATATGAAGAATTATATGGTGATGCGGTGTGTTATATAGATACATATGATATTATTCCACAAGATGATTTACTTTATTGGGAAAAACAAAATAGTAATTTTGGTTATCCTATTTTAAATAGATATATTGATAAAATAAAATTATTAGATAGTGATGAAAATTTAAGAAATTCATATATTGAAAAAGGACTTGCATTAAAATACAAATATTCAAATATTAAAATAAGTAATGAATTTAATAATTTCTTAATAAAAGATAAATTAACAACATTTTATACTGATTTAAGTAAAAAAAATAGTCTTCCTTATAATCATATTAATTATATAAGAGATTTAAAAATTCAAGGGTTTGAACCTAAAGTTATTTATGATATTGGATCATGTTGTTTTCATTGGACAAAAGAAGCAAAAAAACTATGGCCTAATGCATTATATATATTATTTGATGCGAATTCTAAATTAGAATTAATGTATAA